CTGGGCAGAAAAATATTCCAAAACTCGTTGACGACTTGCCGGTCGAAATCATGGTTATGGATGTAGACCGAGAACCGGACGCGGCCCTCTCTGCGATTGACGAGCGGAAGTTCAACCGCATGATCTCCGAAGCGTATGCGCAAGTTTTTGGTGGAGGCCTTTTCCCAAGACCATTCCGTATGAACCACCAACCAACCGTCATCGCCCATCGAGCCTGCATCCACATCGACGCCCGCGAGTTCCGTTTCAGTCGTCGTGCCCATGATGGCGGCCCAAACGATATCGGGACGATCGCGCTCGGCGAGCGTGATGTTGTGTTCAGCCATGCTCTTTCTCCTTCTGGGCGGCGATAGCACGTATGTTCTCAATGCAGTGCTGGACCGCCAAGTCATATGCATGATCTTCAGGTGTTATCGGAGGATCATTTTTGAATGTGCAAGCCTTAATGCACTCCTGGATCACTGCATCCCGCGCATCCGCGCTCGCCGCTGCGGCTGGCGGGTGGGCGTATGCTTTCGTGCCTACTGCGAAGTTCTCAGCGCTGGCGTGAATCTCCCAGAACGTTCCGAGTTCAGGATCAAATGCAGATTCGCCGATCGGCTCCGCGCTCTCCCGCGCGGCTATTTCGGATTCGAGGGCGGCGATGCGAGCATTGGCGGCGTTGCGCTGCTCCCGACATTGCGTCGCAACGTATTCAGCCTCACGACGCTTTTCTTCCACTGTGACAATGCGCTGCGATAGGCGCGTGAGAGCGTCGATAGCCTCGCGAATGTCGCGTGCAGCCTCTTTTCGAATATCGGCCGGGTGCTTGTCCTCTCCGAAGCATTCGAGCGCATCGGCAACGTCATCTAGCCGCGCGATTAGGTTTGCTGTGTCGGTCACTTTTGGTTCTCCAATGCTTCGACGAAGTTCCGTTCTTCCTTTGTCCACTTCTCGGGCGGGACCTCTCCGATACCAAACAAGCGGTTGCGCAACTCGTTGCCCTTGTGTTTGGGGCAGAAATGCGCCGTGCGCGGCAGGTAGCCCGTGAACCAATCCCAACCCTTCGAGGCAGGCGATGTTTTCTCCGGACACTGGAGCCCACAGACCAGACATTTCCCGGCGCGGCTCTCAAAGCGCTTCACGACCCATCCTTCACGCGGCACGTGTTGCAGCATTCCCAGCCCATCCCGAGGCAGCCGTCAGGGAAGCTCGTCGTCAGCTCTCCACACGGCGCCAGTTTTAGCCAAATGACTTTCACGATTTCTCCTTAGCGAGAGCGCGGATGGCGTCGGCTACGTCACCTTCATCCATTAGCCAGCCTTTCGATGCATACCATTGCGCAACCCGCTCTATCGTCGCGGCTTCGATGGCTGCGGCGAAGGCCAAGACATGATCGACAGTCGCATACTCCGTACGCACAGTTTCACCGAACCCGTCCACGCGGCATAAACCAACTTCAATCGCAAGCCCTTCCACTTCTTCCGGCTTCATTTTCCTTCTCCCTCTGCGTTGGCTCGACGGTTCCAGTCGCTCTTGATGTGATCCCTGAGCCAATCGAAGTCGTGCTTCATGGCCGCATGGGTCAGTTGCATGCGGCAGCCTGTGCACTTGATCGTCAGCTTCCTGGACTTTGTGAAGTCATTCCCTTGCGGATGCAGGCTCGGACGTTCGCCACAAAACGGACAGTCGGATAGATCGGATACGTCCCGATGATCGATCACGACTTCTCTCCCTCTGCGTTGGCGCGGGCCATTTCCGCGATACGCTGCAACTCGTCGAGAAGTTCCCAACCCTTATCGAACGTGATTGCATGCGGCTTGACCGGCACTTTGGCGAGCAATGCCCGCACCGCCTCGCTCGTCGTCGGGGCAGTGGCGGCTTGCTGCCAGTCGTCGGGCTGTATCTCGGCAACCTTGAGAGTTTTCACCGAGCCGTCCGTCATCAGATAGTCGGAGAATCCGGTCGTGCCGCCCGACGCGTACAGCTTCGCGATCCTAGTGGCGAGTGCGGCGCGGGCTTGCCACATACGCCAAGCGAATTCGTGGGTGGCGTGTTCGTATTCGCCGGGACGGACTTCATCATCTGCGTCCCGCAATTGAAGGTTGGCATTCGGTATGCGCTTTACCAACTCGCGCTCAAACGCCGCCCGCTCGTCCACCGAAATTTTCTGATCGTTAGGCATGTGCCTCTCCCGTAATCATGGTTGCGCAGTCCATTTCTGCATATGGCATACCGGGCACATTCAGCCTGGCGTATTCGCCGTGATGCGTGATCGCCGCCTTGTTATAGGCATGCGCCGCTTCGTCCGCCGTCTCGAACCATCCGAGAGCAATACGTTTTTTATGGACCTGAATCTGCGCCCTGTAGCGGTTGTCCCGTTTTTGAAACGAAACTCCCTTGTATCCGGTGGTGTTGCCGCGCTTCAGCGTCGCGTTATGCTGATTTTGTGCAATGGTAGCGAGCCTTAGATTTTCTATTCGATTGTTTGCATGATTCATGTCAATATGATCGATCAATAGGCTCGGCCATTCTCCGTGATATATAGCCCAAGCGATTGTATGGCAACCGATTTGCCGTCGATTGATCGTGATAATCTTGTACCCATCACTTTTTGTGAACCCGGCCAGTTCGCCAGCCTTCTTTTGACTTCGGTTCACTTTCCACCGGATAACTCCGGTCTCGGGATCGTAATCGAGCGACTCCCGCACGAATTCGATTGAGGGTTTCATTTATCCCCCTCGCGCCCCTCAGCAGGTGCAGCGCTGGCGAGCATAGCGCGCACGTGTCGCTGAATCGCCTTCGCTTCTTCGACGCCGGCTTCGTCATACGCGCACAGCGATTGGCTTGCCGATTCCCACACGTCCTCGTGAAATCGCGCGAGCAGTACATCGAGCTCGAGCAAGGGCCCGTCTGTCGCCTTCAGGTTGTCGTCGACATTGGTCGGCGCTGGCGCAGCGTTGGCTTTCTTGCAAGCACCCGCACCGCATCGGTTCGAGCACTCAATGTCGCTGATTTCACATACGCGAACAGTCATTTCGATTCCCCCGTTCTGTGCCGCGCGATACGCACCTTTTCCAGTGCCATCGCACCAAGGACATTGTTCATAGCGGCCAAGCCATCCAGAGCCGCCGCAGTGTTTGCAGACGATCACGATTTGCCTCCCTGTGCCGTGCTTGCGGCGAGGATGGCGCGGCCCACCTGGACCTTCTGCCAAGGCGTATCGAGGTACATCGTGAACTTCGAAAACACATCTAGGATTTGTTGATCGCTCAACTCGACGCGCGCCGAGGGCTGCTCGCTGGCGGATAGCGCGCGTGTGAGCGCGGAAATCATCGATTCGTCGCCGCACCAATCGTCGGGGTCCAAAGCGTCCAGCACTTTTTGTACGTCTGCGCGCCACGAACTCGCCCCGCCGTCGCCTTGCTGCTCGACCTTCGGGTGATGGCACTTGCCCTCTCCGCGACACTGGCCCGGCAGATCGCAGAGGCGGAACGAGCAGTTCGAGAACGGAGGGTTGTCGCGTTGCTGCTCGGCTTTCTCCCTCATGCCTGCGACGGCTACGGGGCAATCAAGATCGTGAAGCGGGTAATTGCACTTGCAATGCGCGCATGCTTGCTTCTCGGCTTGTGCGGGCGCGGGTGGCTTTGCATTCTTGATCCAATCCGGCAGATCAAGTGCTTCGCAATCGGCAGGTTCGTGCGATGGAACGTTCTCGCGCAGCGCATCTGCCGCCCGGTTGAATGCGCGCTGCATCTGCGGCGCTTGGAGCGTCTGCTTCTCGGGATCGCCTTCGACACAGTATTCGACCATTGCCCACGAGAGCGGCGAGGATGCTATCTGCGCGAACGGCCGCAGGCGGCGGCGCAGGTAGTCGTTCTCTGCCGCTAGCTGGTGATTCGCAGCGCGCAGCATTTGCGCGTCGGCCGGCGTGCATCCTTCGGGCGCTACAGCCGGTGCAGCGGGGGCGGCGAGTATCAAGCGCAGCGTACGAATGCACCGCGCGTGCTTCGAATCGCCCATGCCTGGTAGGCCGAGGTCGGAGAACTCCTTCGCGGCCGGCGTGAGGTAGTCGATGCATTCCTGAATAGCGTTGCGCTGCTCATCGGTCAACGGCGCTCGCGCAACGTCCTGCGCACTCAACGCTTCGATTGCTGCCGTCAACGTGTTTTGCGCGAACTCTGTCTTACACAGCCCGCTTTCTCCGCTCATCAGTAAGCGCAGGCGCTCGATCAACGCTTCTTGACTCATTTGCACTCCCTACGCGACTTTTATGAGATCGAACCAAGGCACTATGCGCAACACGATCATTTGCGCCTTGTAATCGGTGGTATCCATGAAATCGATCTTGGCTCTCGTTCCGTTGCCGTCCACCAAAGACACCTCGAAATCCATGATCTTGGCAATCTCTTCAAGACTGGCGTCGCCAATCAGGTCTTTCAGCTTCATTTCTGCTCCTTTGCGCGCGATAGGGCGGCGCGTGCCTGTTGGACGATCGGATCGCATGAATGCCACCTCGATCCTTTGGCGAGACACGCTTCCAGCGCCTCTACTAGCTCGTCGTTGATGGCCGCGATGGGTGGATGGTCGAATAGCGCACGTACCGTTGCGCCTTGCGTTTTTAGGCGCCTGTACATTCTTCCGTCGGGCATATCAATCCAATTCCCGTTGATATCTCGCCATTGGTACTTCACTGCCTCCCTCCCCGCATCAGCGGCTTGGGCGGCTTGCCACTTGCAAGCTGCGTCCCACGTCATATCAGCGGTGTCCTCGCGCGATCCATCAAGCACAGCAGGACAATCTTGGCCCATCTGCTCGCGCCACCACGCCTCAAATGCGGCTCGTTGGGTGTCGGTCATGGTTGGGTCCGTCCTGTACCGCAGTGACATCCGCGACCTTCATTGTCCGGGCAGTTTTTTGGATTTCCGCTGCAATCAAGCGGCTTATCGCCGTTCCGACTAAGCAATTCCTTCAATCGCACAGAAATCCGCTTCAAGGTTTCTCTACGATGGCCGCTTGATCCGAGTACCCACGAGTCTTCTGCAATTCGTTGAAGCTCTCGCAATTCACTGCGATCTTCTTCGCTCATCATCTCTCTCAAAAAAGCTGGGCGCCGTCCGAAGCCGCCCATTCCAAACCGCGCATCCGGCCAGACGCGCGGGACTCGTGTAAAAAGCGGGCGGCCACACGCACGTGAACCGCCCTAAAGCCGCGCTACCCCGGAATGGAGGCCAATGGTTAGCGCGGGGTGCGAAGGGGTTAAGCGTATTTCAGTAGGTCAAGCAAGAAGTCACGGCTGTTATTGAATTGGGCGACGGTCATCGGTCGCGTATCGGGTCGATCGATACGACCTTTAAGGTGCGGCGGAAGGTACAGGTTCGTCGTCTTCTGTACGTCCGGCCCTTGGGCTAGCGCGAGAACCACGGGTCCGCCGACACTCAAATCGAGTCTCAGCGTATGAATCTCGTGCGGGCTGACCGCGTACCTTTCGCCTCGGACGTACCGCTGGTATTCTCCGTAAAGCTCTCGCTGACCATTCAACGTCGGCGTCCCAGTATCGGGGTCATAGACATGGCGATCGAACGTTTCGCCCCATCCGCATCCGGGCATAACGTCTTTGAACAGCACGTGATCCAGATGCCCGCGCAGAACCGTTGTTTCGAAGAAGTATCGGTGCGAATGCGGGTGCACCAGGAATCCGCTATTGCTGTTCCGCGCGCCGTCCAAGACATATATCTTCATCGTCAATTGCGTCGAGCGATGCAGGCATAGGTAGGTCAAGCCGCGCGCGTGATGATTGATGCGCGAGTTCGGCGCGAGCTGTTCCGCATTCGCGCTCATCAGCAAATCCGTGAAGATGTTCATCTTCATCCTTGTCAAAGAAACGGCCGTCATACCGACCGACCCAAACCGCGCAACACGCGCGCGGAAGGAGAACTAGGCGCCCCATCCTCACCTGTTGGCGAAAACACTCTGAGGACAATGCCTATCGGCGGGAGGGGCGTGAGGGTTAAGCGGCTTGCTGTTGGAGCGCTGCCGCGATGTGTCGGGTAAGCGCTTCACATATCCGCTCGAAGTCCGCTTCGTGATACAGCTTTGCGTTCTTGTCGGTCGCGGAATGCTTGATGCCAAGCGTTGCCAGTCCTTCGGCGGACAGCGATATGGGCGCCAAGCGCTCGTTGATTTGACCTAAGCGAAGCGTTGGCGCACTGGTCGGGGCCGTGCGCGCAGGTCCGATCCGAGTCGCTGGCTGGGCAACCGGCGCGACTACGGGAACAGACGTCTCTACCGGCTTCGCCTTGGCCTTCTCGTCTTCCTGCCGCTTGTGCTCGGCAATGCGTGCCGTCACGGCGAGTTCGAAATCCTCGCGCGGCTTCTGGATCAGCGCTTGCAGGTCGCGGAACAGGAACGCGTATTCGGCGTGCGGCTTGTACCAATCCAGCTTGGCGCGCAAATCCTTCGCGGCGGCGTCCGCTACGATCTTTCCGTTAGCCAGCGCCGTATCGAGCGCGTTATGCAGGCTCGCGATGGTCTTGAGGCCCTTGATCGAACCAACGAAGTCCGGCGCCGGGACAACGATGCTCACGTCTTTCAGTTCGGCGTTCAACCCGGCGACGTGCTCGGCATATTTCTGGCGGCGCTCGGCGATGGCGCTTTCCTTGATCTGCTCTTTCCGGCTTTTGACCAGCTTGTCGAGTGCCAGGCGCTTCGTGCGCAGTTGCTCCCGAACGTGGTTGCCGGTGCGCATGAGTTCGTCGACGCTCGCCATCTGCGCGATAGCCGCATCCATGGCGATTTCGATTTCCTTCTCGGCCTTCTCGCAGAACTTGACCGTCGCATCGGCTTGAACGAAATCCTCGTCCGTTTTGAGTTCCGTTTTGATGCTGGCGATGAACCGCTCGGCCGCCGATTTGAACGCTGGCAGGTTGCTCGTGATGACTTCGCCGCGGATCTGCACGGCGAGCGCTGGCAGCGCCATGATGGCGTCAGCTTTGGGCGTTTCGGGAATCTCGCGCGGGGCGTACTCGGCAAGGTCTTTGCGGAACTGCGCCCAACCGTCGATGATGTTGTCGAACCAAGCCTGGTTGGGCCTGACTTCAAGGTTCACCATATTGTCGTCGGTGCCGTCCGAGCAGGTAAAAATCAAGCGCTCTGCGCCCGTCACCATGAGCACTTGCTGACACTGCGGCATGAATTCTTCCGGCAGTTCGCCGCGTCTGAGCGATTCGGCAAGCGCCGCATTCCATTGCTTATGCTCCCACGCGGTACGCTCGTCCATCGTCAGGCCATCGCACGACGCGGAGATATCGCCGATGGACATGGTGACGGGGTAAAGATCCTCGCCGAGCATAGCCTCGATATAGGGCCGCGCTAGCGCTTCCAATTCGTGGCCCTTGTCGAGAATGTGCTCCTGCACCCAATCGCTGAATTCCTTCGGCATGCAGGTATGCTTCATGTGAAGCAGTTCGTTGCGCTTGACCTTCGGCGATATGCCAAGCATTGCCGCCGCTTCGCTCGCGCCGAAATGGGTCAAACGGAACTGAGCCCACTCATCGGAGCCCTGCCGCAAGTCATGTGTGATGCGCTCAGTCATTTTCATGGCTCCAACTATCGATCGTGTTTTG